GTGTCCTGTGGCTCACAAAAAAACGCCCCCCCTTGCTGTAATTACATCTTTTACATGCTGCAACTAAATTGTCATCGCTATCTAATCCACCAACTCTGCGTGGAATAACATGATCTACTGTATCAGCCTCCTGTGCACAATACTGGCAGATGTAGCCATCCCTTCTAAGTATTCTCTCTCTTGTCTTACGCCAAGTCCTTGTGCCTACTCCTGGCTTTGCCATCAATACCAGCCCTTTTTATTATGGAAAGCGAGCGCCTTACATGCTGTGTGATGTCTATGTTTAATATATTTCAACCCTAAATCAATTTGAGTAAATGGATCCTTAGTCTTTGTCTTAAGCAGTTGTGCTATTCCATACGCACTTGACTTAGGATTCTTTGCTGTTGGTATCCATCTAGATTCTTTATACCAGAGATCACTTAAACAATAGAACTCTTTAAAGTTGTGATTTAACTGCATGAATGCGTACTGCTTGTATATGTTCTTATTTGCTGCTTGTACTGGCTCTAAGGCTAGTAATTGGCTCACAATTATAGTTATCCCAATTAGGTGCCACCTTGCGAGCCATCCCCTACGGGGCTCGCCTTTTCGCCCTTGAGGCGAATGTCTTCTAAAGGTTATCATGTGTAGTCAAATCCTTTCCTATAAGTGCAGGTCAGACGGCGTGTCGTGCTTTACCAATACTTGATCTTAGTAAATAGTCTGTGCAATAACTTCCGATGGAGGCGATAAAACATGGACTGTAAATGGGCTTTGATCCCATCTCTTTATGTTGAAATCTCATGTTTGTAGGCAAAGCAACTATCAAATCTGCCTGATTCCAAATTGTTTCAAACCACTTAGACTTCATAAATGGAAGTAAAGCCACCCCATTACCATGAGCAATAAATTTATTAACCCAGGGAGTTGGCTTTGAGTAAGGCGGATTCATCCATACTTTTCCATACCAATTCTGTGTTAACCCATCATCTTCAATCGTAAAATGGTTATCGGCTGGCAACCAAGGCACGCCACCCTTTGGCGCAGATACATCTAAATCAAACTTTATGTTTAACGCCTGAAATATCCATTGAGGCGTGTAATACTCATCTGATGCGCTCATTGTTTACAGGCTCCGCATTTGTTGTATTCCATTTTCCATCCACCGCATAACGGGCATCTTTCTATCTGTTTATCCATAATATCCTCCTCAAGTCTTGCGCCTTTTCGGTAACATTTCTGGCATTCAGCGATAACTACTCCTGGCACTGTATCCCAACCATATTCAATTTCAAATATAGTAGGTTTCTTACATGCGTTACATTTCATTACCGCCGCTTCAATCATGGCTTAGAACCCCATCCAGTACCTTTAAATATGGCTCCTGTCGATGTATAAACCCTACGCATTTCCATAAAGCAGGTTTCGCATCTAGGGATGGTTACAGGGTCGTTAAAGGATCTTTCAATCTCAACATCCCCATGACCATCCGTACAGGTGTATTCGTATTTAGGCATGATGTCCATAATCGATTCTGTTGATTACTCCACAACCTACGCATTTGAGCAATCCCTCAACATGCACCATCCTGGGATCATTACACATATCGCAACACTCATTTAACGGCACGATGTCTGGTTCGACTGTGCCATTTGAATGAAACTTGATACGTAACCGATCAGGCTGGATTATCTCTAACTCACCCATTTATTTGTCCTTATCTGGATCTGGAAAATAGAACTTGCCGTTACTTGTAGTTTTAGCCCAGTGTGGTTCACACTGATCTGCCTTGCTTTTCTCTACACAAACGTATCCCAGGAATGGCCGACCCGTTTTGCTCGTTCCTTCTTTGCGTAGCATTTGACCATGCTTACAATCAAAGGATTCGCCTACCTTCTCGGCATTTAACTCTTTGGCAACATCATCAACTGACCAGGCAATAGGTGCCGGATCTTCTAGTTTAGGTGCTGACCAATCGGTATTGCGTAGAACATCAACTACAGCCGCGGTTCTTGTTCCAGGTGCTCCGTAAGTTGGTTTTGTATACTCCTGGTTCGCTTTGACCACTTTTTGCATTTCTTGTTGCGATGGTCTTTTGCCTTTGGTAGCGTATCCAGCATTTGCCAAAGCCCTACCAATTGCAGAAGTTTCGCAATTCTCAAGTGCAGAAGTTTGATTAACACCCCTCGATGCCACTGTTTCTTCAGCGATACCGCTTGTCCAAGCCTTCGCATCAGCCTCAGTTCTATAAAGCCTAGCCATAACAATAAAGCGATCTTTCGATGCTTCCAATAATTCGGTTTCAATACGCCCATCTGCGTACTCCTTCCAAAACTTCTCCAATCGTACTTCGACTGGTTCATAATCATCTAAATTAAAACCCATAATCTATCTCCTGTTTCCCTTGTCGGTATTCTTGTTGGGCACGCAAATCCCACACACTCCCATCGCTCCAAGATTCCAGGCTGTGCCTGCATCTGTCGCAGTAGGCTCTTTGTAGGCCGTTTGTGCTAGTCGCAATCCATGTCGCAGGGTTTTGGCCTTTGATCGTATGCGCTCCATATTGATTTTTACAGTAATCACACCAAACACTCCGATTAGAATTTTTCGTAATCATCGTCTAATTGAGCACGCAGGACATCTTCGTAGAATCCCAAGTAAGCGACCGAATCTGCAACACTGTCGTGATGTGATGGCGTTTCAACCAAACGAGCGATCTTGAGTCCGACCATACATAACACAACTTGGTGTGCTGTAATTGGCATGTCGAGAATCCCTGACCAGATGTCTGCGATGCGCTTGTGGTTGGTGTATGGAGATCCATAAATTCGACCTCGATTTTGTGATAATAATGTTGCTTCTGCAAATAACGCTTCACGATTATCGGACATTTTGTTTAGCCATCTTTACGCCTTGTTCATAACCAGCAAGCCAGGCTTCATCTGTTTTTTTATTGATGCGCTCTTCTCGCCAAGCCATGAATGCCCACAAAGCAAATGTGCCAAAGATGATTATGGCAACTGCTTGTGTGTCTGTAATGTTTTCCATTTTGCTCCCGATCTCAGGCGTTTGCCTGTTGGGATTAAGTATGTGCTAGATCAGCGACAATCTCGATAAATGTCTCGGCGTGTTAGATAACAATACTGTTATCAATAACATCAACGGCATCATCAATTGTGCGCTCTTTGTAGTCTGTTTCTCTAGACATAGGATTTACCTAAAGCAGTAAATGAGCCATCTTTGTTAATTGGGATAAGCGTAGGGGTCATGTTTTTGCCATCCCAGTCCAGGATCACAATGCCCATCGCCCAGTTCGCTATACCCTTAGTATAGGATGCTTTGGTTTTGTTCATGAGATTACCTGCCTCTATACCCCAAATCGTCCTGTAATTGGCTCCTAAGCCCTCTGTATACGCAGACATACCCAATTTGTGCGTGTGCCCACAAACTACGCTCTTTCCTGCCTTTTTGGCAAGATTTAAGGCAGTTATGCCTGGATTGGGGTTTGTGTTGCCTTCATCGCCATGTGCCAATATCCAATTTTTTTCAAACTCATAAAAGGTTTTATGGAATTGAATGCCCATAGTTTCAAACTGCATGAATTTTTCGTACTGCAATTCAGGTAGGCTGATTAAGCCAGGTACCTTTAAGAGAGTGTTGTATAGGCGATCAGTATGATTAGAACGGACAATATGAGCCTCTCGAGCGTGCTCGGTGAGATCCCAGAGAATCGACTGAGTAAGTTCACGATCCCGGTGTAAAGTCTGCTCATAAGCCAAAGGTGTTTTTTCAGCCCAACGACTGATTGTTTGAAAATCAATCTCATCACCGACATTAAGTACACTGTCGAACTTCTCCCGTCGTGCTAACTTGATTACGTTTTTAACTGCTTGCTCGTGATGAAATGGAATTTGTAAATCTGATATTACAAGATAACGTTTCAGTTATTTAGTCCTCATCTTCATCGTCATCGTGGAATGGGGTTATGTCGGTATCGGCTGTTTGTGGAATTAGCCAATCCGGCATACTATTTTTGTTGTCCATTAAACCCAGTGCCACTTCTACGCTGAAACCAGCCCGGCGAAGCGACTGATACCAACAGTGCAACGCTATGGCATGCATGTCCAACGCAGTCGTTTCTGTACGAGCCACGCTTCTGCGAACATGTTTGACTGGCTTCTTTTTGGCTGCCATGTTTTAAATTATCGCTCTAAAAGAATGTTGTAGATCTCATCGACACGCTGATTAAGGCGTTTAATTTCAGTCAATAAATGACTAATAACATACCCGGCAAATCCGCCTAGTATGCCAATCGTTGCGATGTACAGTGTAAAGAAATCCTGCTCGGTCATAGTTTGGTTGTTATCCCGTACTCAGATTCTTTTGGATCTAAAGCCTTGACTAGCGGTGCAACTAATGCGCCAAGCAATACTGCGTACTCTGGTCGCATATCTCCAGCGATTGCTAAAGCAACTGTAAGTCCAGATGCTGCTACTGCTCGCAGGTAAGATTTGATTGCTGCTTTATGTTTTTTGCTTAGTTTCATATTTTGCCTCCGAGAAGTGGGATGTCGAAAAACGATGAATCCTGATCTCCCGCAGGGCTAAAGGAAAGGTGGCAGTGCGACTTGTGTTGGTTAAAACCTTTGTAAGTGCGGTATTTCCAATTTCCTCTAGCAGACATAATTTTACCATCAAAGATTATGTAACTTATGCGTTTGCGCTTATCTGCTTTGGCGTAAAGTCGCAGTTGCTCTACTAGGTGAACCATTAAATCTTTGATCTGGCTAATATCTTTATCTACATCAATTGCTCTGACCACACCAGTTTTTGCAGGTATGTGATCCGACTTTGTTCCAGCAGACATGTGCCTAGCGTCCGCTATCCAACCATCTGAGCGTCTATCCCTATCAGGAAAATTGTCGTCAATCTGCTCTCTTAATTGAACCGCAGACTTACTAAGCCAGGGTTTCATTACGATAGGAGAAGTTTTGCTTCTTCTGCTGTAATGCCTAAACGCTCAAGCAAGGCTGCCTTTTCAGCAAGTTTTGCTTCAACTTCGGCTTCAATTATTGCATTTTTCTCAAGCGTTTCTTTTTGCAATTTTTCAATTGCTTTAATTTCACTTGAAGTTAATTCAATTTCTTTGATTTCACCTGTTGCAACATCGTGTTCTATTCTAAACATATTATCCACCCCATAATTCATAGTTACCAGCAGTAAAACTTCCATCACCTAATAAAACTAAACTTGATACTGCTTCAGCGACAATGTACACACCTTCTTTTTGTTCTATAACATCGGCTGATGAAGAATTTTTGTAACGACTTGTTGATCTCCAAGTGGTAAATCCTGCGTTCTTGCAATTTTCAAAAACGATAGTCATTGAGTTTGCAGGTGAACTTGTTGGAATAACACTTTGAAAATTAAAATAAACACCCGTTGCTGAATATGTCCAACCACCTGTGGTAGAACCAGTTTGATAAAAAGCAGTGCCAGGATAATTTGAGCCACCTGAATTGTTGTTAATTCTAACATATTCGGATGAATTGGCATTACGAGTTACTGCGTTTATTCTTAATTGTAAATAATCGTAAGTGGATAAACTGCTTAAAGTTAAACTTGCTCCGCTTAAACTACCTGAAGCAATTAAAGAAATAGTTTTAGTTCCACCAGCAGGTGCAGCCCAACTAGGAACACCGCCGGCAACTGTTAAAACGTTTCCAGTTGAGCCAATTCCTAATCTTGTGTTTGTGTTGGCAGTTGCTGAACGATATTCAATATCGCCTAAAGTCGTTGATGGGTTTAGGGCTTTGGTAGTTGTATCAATCGCAGAACCAAGTGTCCGCATAGCCAACGCACCATCTTTGACCAGGTCGGTGTCATCTGCGGTTTCCCACCCATAATTGGTAGTTGTTGCCATATTAAGAAATTACTCCTATCGCTGTTCGCCAGGTAATTGTACCCGATAATGTGTTCCATGCTTCGGAGGCATTGACCTCATTCCATGATTGGAATACGGCTGAGAACTCTATTGGGCTGAGGTTGATGGTTAGGTATAACTCATTGAATGATGTGCTCCATGACCAGCCCTCTACATACCCTTGAAAACGCCCCTCAGAGGCAATTTGAGGCGGTAAATCGGTGATGGTGAGTGGTTGACCCATGAACACTCCTAAAAGGGCATCTCGGTCTGTATCGTCTAATTCTGGGTTGGTTATTGGAAAAGTGATGCTGTCGAATACTGGGTATGGATACGCTCGAAGATCAAGGTATCGATTAACGATGTTTTCTGCATCTGATTGATTTTTGATGCTTGAGTTAATGCTCTCTGATTTGTAACCATAAATTGAAACGCTTGTGGCATCTAAAGCCACCTCTAGGTCATTAAAATTGTTGCCATAGTTAATGGCTATATCGTTGCGGATGTTACCTGCCTGGGTTGTAGTGGTAAGCCCTGCTCCAATTGCTGTATTTGCTGAAACTTCTACCGCACCATTTGCAGCAAGATAGTTTTGGCGATGGTCTG